TGGAACATGGGGCAAGGCAGACAAAGATCTGGCGTCGAAAGTAAGAGGCTAAAATGGCAGAACCACAAACAAGAACAGCAGATAAAAAACCTGAAAAATACATCGGGACTGATGGAAAAACTCATATTCGCATGGTTCCAGTCCGAAAAGATATTGTAAAAACTGAAAGTCAAGAAGTAGATGAAATCTCACTTGATGCAATTAAGAAATCTGTAACGGCTAAAAATCTGTCTAAGTCCGTTAATAAATCTACAAATAAGGATAAAATTAAAATGGATCTAGCTGCTCTACGTAAGAAATTAGCAACTGAAGCATATAGCATGAATGAGATGGTATGTGAAAGCTGTGGTGATGCATATGGCAAACCAAAAACTGAAAGCTGCATGTATGATGCTTACGATAAGAACGGTAAGAACTGGGTCACAAAGAAAGAGTATCTTGCAGCTCAGAAGAAGAATGAAGAAGTTGAACTAGATGAAGCACAAATTATTTCTAAAAAACCACATCCTGATGGTGGACATATTGTAAAACTTAAAACTGATGGCGGTCAAACAGTAACACGCCATTTGAAGAACGGTAAAGTAAAAACACTAAAAGTTCATAAAGAAGAAGTAGAGGAAGCAGTTGGCACATCTGCTAAGTATGCCGGAAAATCTGGTATGTTTGGCGGTAAGTACACATCAAAAGATCGTATGATGGATATGCCATTAGCAAAACTAAATAAAGTCCGTAATAAACGTCAAGCACAGAATAAAGCTGCTCACGATAAACAAGATCCAAAGATGTCAAAAATGGGTTATGCTAAGCATATGCTAGATGTAGATAAAGCAGATGCAAAAGCTCGTAAGCGCGGAATTGATCCAACTGGTAAGTACGACAGATATAAGAAGAAAAACAATATCAAAGATTCTGTACAAGTTGATGAAATCTCTAGTGATCTAGCTAAAAGAGCATTAGATAAAAGATCTGATCAATTCAATCGTCTATCAAAAGGTGCAGAACGCGCTGATGCTTTAAAAAATAGATCTATAGCTAAAGCTGCGCAAAGACGTAATAGAGAAATGGGCACAAACGATGCTAAAGAGCGCGAGATTACAAAACATATTAATACCGCAAAAAAAGCTGATGCTACAGCCACAAATCTGAGACATGCTGCTAAAACGCCTGACAGAAAAGCAGATAAGACTTATGACTATATGAAAAAGCGTGGCATGAAAACAGAACAGATTGATGAAGTGCTAGATCGTCCTGGTGCATTAGATAGCTATAGAAAGAAGGCTGATGCAAGTGGTAATAAAGCACGTAACTCTGCTACTCGTAAGATTTTACAAGGGCCAGATAAAGACGGTAAAAGAGCTGACCATTCTGACGAACTTAAGACTATGAAAAAGCGTAATAAAGGCCAAGACATGGCAGATAGAGTTGCGGCTAAGCAATTCCGTAAGTCTATTGGTAGAGGCTATAATGCACCAAAGGAAGAAGGTTATGCTTCTGATGCTCAGCGTAAAGCGGTATGGGCAGCTAAGAATGATAAGAAACAACAGAATGAATCTTTTGATCTTACAGAAAAGCTAAATGTTGGTGATGGCATGGGCTCTTGGATTAAAGATTTCCAAGCTTCTGATGCACCACAATTTGCAGGTAAATCTGATAAAGAAAAGAGAAACATGGCTATCGCAGCGTATTTGTCAAAAAAACGCGGGAACTAATATGTTAACTTTTAAGCAATTTAACGAAGCTAAGAAAAAAGGCCTAACCATTCCAAAGGTTAGGTCAAAGCTATATAAGACTGCAAAGACTCTTGGTGACGTTAATGCAGTTGCTAAAGGTAAAGTCGGTAAACGTATAGTACGTAGAACTGCAGGTAAGGTTGCTGGTCGTCTATTAGGAAAGATATTCAAATGAAATCGTTTAAAGAGCTCAGAGAAGCAAAAGATCCAGGGGAATATGATAACGAAGGTGCTATGGCTAAAACTCAGTTAAAAGGTATTTTAGCTGATGCTGAGCATATGATCAAGATGTTCGAAGATGATCAGAACTTGCCAGAATGGGTTCAAAATAAAATTACTAAAGCTGCTGACTATCTAAATTCTGCTCATCGTTATATGATGAATGATGACGATGCTCAGAATGAATCGGCTACGAATATGCGTAATCTGAAGCTTATCAATAAAATTAAAAAGTCAGGCACAGTAAAATCTGGTTCGATGGCAAAGGATAAGTCATGATTAAGTTTAAAACGTTTATAGAAGCAGCAAAACCTAGAACAGATAGTCAAAAGACAGCAGCCGCTGATGCTATGCTTGGTAAAGATCATCCATATAGTTCTACAAATATTGCTAGACGTCAATGGGCTAAATCCCAAGCAAGAGCTCAAGCGTATAAAAAGAGAATGCAGCAAGCAAATGAAGAAAAACACCCAGCTCTAAAAAGAGCAGGTGTATCTGGATTTAGTAAGCCTAAACGTACTCCTGGCCATCCAACTAAATCACATATTGTTGTGGTTAAAGATGGAGATAAAGTAAAAACTATTCGCTTTGGCCAACAAGGTGCAGAGACTGCAGGTGATCCTAAAAAGGGTGAATCAGATCGTATGAAGAAAAAGCGTGCATCATTTAAAGCACGTCATGGTCGTAATATCGCTAAAGGTAAGACGTCAGCTGCTTATTGGGCCGACAAAGTAAAGTGGTGATTTATGGGAAGCAACGTCAGTAGATATTTTTCTAATACATTTTTAGCAGAAGGTACTGACTTAGCTTCTGGTCGTATAAAGAATGCATCGCATATTCATAAGTTCGGTGCTAACTTTGATATCGATACGAACAGTGATCCTGAATCAGTGTGGACAGCAGGTGGTTTGTATCCATGGGATGCTTTTAATACGGCAGGTGTTTTAGTTGTAACATCAGACGATACTGATGACGATGTGGGACAATCGGGTGCTACTGAAATAAAAGTTTTAGGTTTAGACGAAAACTATAATGCAACACAAGAAACTTTTACTATGGATGGTACATCAAATGTGACTGGCAGTGTTACATTTAAAAGAGTTTTTCGTGCCTTTGTAACTGCAGGGAACACTAACGTTGGTGATATTACTATATCTCGTGGTGGCACAGTAGTTGCACAGATTGATGCAGATTATGGTCAGACTCTCATGTGCATTTACACAATACCAAAAGGCTATACTGGTTTTATGCTTTGCTTAGATGCATCTCTAAACAAAAATGAAGATGGAAATATAAGACTTCATCAAAGGCCATTAAACGGTGTGTTTAGAATCGCACATATGGCTGAACTCTATGAGAATGTATATCGCTATGACTTTCCTATTCCTTTAAAGTTCGAAGAAAAGACAGATATAGATTTTCGTATTGATGAAGTTGAATCAAACAATACAAGATGTACAGCAAACTTCGATATGATACTAGTAAAGAAATAAGATTATAAATAAGACTAAATTCTATGGGAATCTGAAATGGCCGAAACTACTAATAATCGACTAGATCGCATTGAAAATAAACTTGATCAATTAGCTGATGCAATGGTTGCTATGGCCCGTGCTGAAGAGAAATTAGCTGGTTTAAAGGAAGATCATGATCGTTCTTACGAGCGTATGAATAGATTTTCTGCTAAGTTAGATGACATAGAGAAGAAAGTAGACGAAAACCATAGAGTTATCGGTACTATTAACAAATTATTCTGGATTGCTATTGTTAGCGTTGCAGGATCTATCGCAGCCCAATTATGGATTTAGGGAAAATAAAAATGAAAACACAAGACATTAAAAACATGGGCTTGGCATATCAACAGGTCCTAGAAAGTTCTAAAGCCGCTCTTGCAAAGAAACTTGCTAAGGCGTCACAATCTTCAGAAAAAGGTAAGGCAGCTGTAACTTTGCCAAAAGCACCATTTGATATCCCAAAGAAAGATACAAATGAAGCTTTGAAAGGCAATCAGCATAAGCTTGATATGGATAAAGATGGTGACATCGATGCCAAAGACTTTGCTCATATGCGTAAAAAGAAAAAGAATATGGATGAAGAAGAAGTGTTGATCAATCCTAAAATGAAGGATAAGAAAAAAGCTGGATCTGAAAACGGTGAAATGGCAGCAGAAGCTAAAGTTGATGAAGTATCAAAAGCTACACTGGGTTCTTATGCTAAAAAGGCTTCGGCTGATGCAGCTTCAAGAGCATCTGATGCGATGGATAAAGCTAAGTCTGGAGATACTAAAGGATTTGGCAAGCAGTTTGTTAAGTCACGTTCACGTCTGAAAGGCGCGCAAAAGGCAATCGATAAGCTAGCAAAAGAAGAGACTACTGTATGGCCAGTATATGCACGTATTAAAGAAAACCGTGCTGCTCATACAAAGAGTGCCACTGAACCAGAAGCTATGGATTCAAAAGCTTCAAAGGGCGAAAAAGATTTTAAGGCAATGCATAAAGTTGATATGCAGCCAGCAGAATTGGAAGATAAAGGCCACGATGATGCATCTAAAGCAGGTCGTGTAACGAAGAAAGCTCCAGCTCGTAATGGTGATAATCCAGCTGGTGATAAAATCCAAACTCCGGTCGATACAACGAAAGGGTAATCTATGCCAATCAAAGGTCCTAAAGGTGCTATTCCTACTACTAGAGGATGGACACATCCAAAAACTGGTGAGCTATTAAAAAGTCAAAGAATTACTCAAGGACAAATTGATGAGTGGTTCGGCATTGACTTGATTGCAAATCCAATTGAGATAGTTGAGCCTCCTGCACAAATGGGTTATTTCGAAGATGAGCCAGAAGCAGAAGAAGAGGATCCAGTAGTCAGTGAAGCTATGACTAAAGTTGAGCTAGAAGAACTAGGCCGTGAACATGGTATCGAGCTTGATCGTCGTAAAACTAAAGCTAAACTGATTGACGAGCTAAAGGGCTTTTTAAAGAGATAATATGAATGGATATTGAGCTCACAGAAGAGAGTCTATTTCTGTATGCCGCTAAACATTATTATAATCCAAAATATATTGATGTTGAAGAGTTTGAAGAAGATCTGAAAAGATTTAAATATATTAAAAGATTATGTAATCGTTATATAGAAAATAATAATTTGTCAGAAAGACTATTGTTAAATCACTTAGTAATAGTCTTTAACGTATTCGGTATTGAGCCAGCGCTTAAAATTCTAGAATTAAAACTAGATAATAAGCACTGGCCCATTATAAAACCATTTCTGATTTATTTGAATTATATTCGCAATGATGAATATACAAATATCACAATGGATAAGTTTGTTATAGAAGCTTTGAGGAAAATATGAGTTTATTAAAAAGAGCAGGCGATTTAGTCTATACATTTAGATTCCTCAAACTACTTGTAACAAAGTTTGAGAATACAGAAGCTTTTAAGCTAGGCATAATCGACAAAGATGGAAAAAGATTACGTAAGTCAGAAAGCTCTGAAGATAAAAGTGCCTATACTCCTTTCCATAGATTAGTATTTAATATTAAGAAACTAATGTCTAAAATACCAGGTGGTAGTTCTACATTAGCCTCATATGGTGCAGCGTTATATCTCATTAAAGAGAAATATGGTGTATCAGAATCACAGATTGAAAAAGGCCTGAAAGAATTAGGCTTTGATATGTCAGATTTTCTAGGTGAAAACTCTCAGTGGTTTGTCCTTGAAGATGGCAGATTGTCTCCAGGAATATACAGAGTTCGTCATGAAAAGGTTTTGAATAATACATTAGATGAATATGTTAAACCAAAGGATAGAATATTAGTACGTGAGGATGCATATCCAGTTGGATCTATTTTTGGACTTAATATCTATGAAGCTGTTCATAAACCTACAAATCAAACAATATACATAACCATAGACGAGTTGCTAATATGAAAAAAACCGAGACTAAAGAAGAAGCACCTGCTACTTCAATTGGGAATGCATCAGTCGCTATGCCACCTACTATGAGACCAAAAGTAGTGGTTGATCGTAGACATAAAAAGAATGGTAGGACTGTAATGCTAAAACGATTTAGAAAATATATGGAAGATAATGGCTAAGATATATCTATTTTTATTTCTTGTGACATTGATGTCTGGTGTAGGTTACGCCGGATATGCTTATTATATGTGGTCGCAGGATACAATAGGTACGCTCCGTGAGAATAATGTTAAACTAAAATCTGCTGCAGAAACATTACAAAACACTGTTGAAAAAATGGCAGCTGACGCCAAAAAGAATGAAGAACTAAATCGCAACTTAACTAAAAGATTACAACAATCGCAAGAACACCTAGACAAATTAAGAGGTGTATTTGCTAAAATTGATTTGACTATGGAGGCATTAACAAATGCACAAGGACTTGAAGACAGAGTCAATAATGCAGTTAACAAGCTTATTGGACGTATCGAAAGCGAAACTACTCCTCCTTCTGACGATCCCGTTTCTACTGACAGCATGCGGAATGACACCGGAGAAGGAAGTAGTAGTAACGACTGAGTATCAAGAACAAAACATTCCAATTCAAGAACGACCTAAAGCCGTTCAGTTTCCTCCAGTTGATTGGTTTGTTATTACTGAAGAGAACTTAGAAGAGAAACTTGCTGAGATCGATACTAAAACTGGTAATGTAGTTATATTTGCAATCACTCCAAAAGGATATGAGAACCTTGCTCTTGGCATTGCAGAATTGCGTAGATACGTTAAAGACCAACAAGCTATCATTGGATACTACGAAGAAGCCCTTGCACCTGCAGAAGAATCAGGTATACCATCCACTCCAGAAAATCAGTAGATTTATTATATCAACATTTACAGATTTGTAAACCCATAAAACGAAAATAAAAATAATTTTCTTTTCTGAAATATATGCAGTTTACATACAACATCTAGTAATATATAATACCACCTAATCAATATGAACTAAGTTGCGCGTAGACATTTTCTGCGCGTAATATTTTTTACTCAATTTTACAGAGGTAGCTCCATGCTTAAAGTCGTTCAATCGAATCACGAAGTCAATACAAGACAGTTAATGTCACAAACTAAATTTTATGAAGGTTATAGTAGATGGAATGATGAGCATGAACGATACGAAACATGGGATGAAGCAGTAACTCGTGTAATGAATATGCATCGTGATTATTATAAAGATAGCATGACACCAGAACTATCTTTGTTAATAGACGAGGCAGAGTCGCTCTATAAGCTTCAATATGCTTTGGGCGCCCAGAGAGCGCTCCAGTTTGGCGGAGAACAGCTTCGCAAGCATCAGATGAGAATGTACAATTGTACGTCAACATATGCAGATCGCGCTGCATTCTTTGGCGAATTATTCTATATTCTATTATGTGGAGCAGGCGCAGGCTTCTCAGTTCAGAAACATCATGTCGATAAAATGCCAGATGTAACTGAGCGCAAGAAGCAAGCAAAAGGTTATGTAATCGAAGATTCAATCGAAGGTTGGGCAGATGCTCTTTCAGTATTGATGTCTTCATTCTTCGTAGGTGGTGGTACACATCCAGAATTCGAAGGTCGTAAAGTTTATTTTGATTTGCAAAATGTTCGTCCAAAAGGCGCAAAGATTTCTGGTGGATTTAAAGCACCTGGCCCAGAACCATTACGTCGTGCTCTTGATAAAATCGAGCATATGCTACAGGGTGTAGTACTATCTGGACGTAATAGACTAAAACCTATTGAAGTATATGATATTGCTATGCACGCCGCAGATGCCGTGCTAGCTGGTGGTGTTCGTCGATCAGCAACCATCTGTTTGTTTAGCGCAGATGACGAGGAGATGATTAATGCTAAAACTGGTAATTGGTTTATCGATAATGCTCAGCGTGGCCGTAGCAATAATAGTGCTGTTATCGTTAGAGATGAGATCACTAAAGAAGACTTTAAGAGAATCATGGGCTCAATCAAGGAATTTGGAGAACCAGGTTTCTATTTTGTCGACGACAGAGATTTCACTACGAACCCTTGTGTTGAGATTGGAATGTATCCTCAAATCGATGGAGAATCTGGATGGCAAGGCTGTAACCTTACAGAAATCAACGGCGGCAAGTGCACAACAAAAGAAGAGTTCTTCAAAGCCTGCAGAGCAGGAGCAATCCTTGGAACGCTCCAAGCCGGCTACACGGACTTCAAATACCTCGGCCGAAGATCTAAAGAAATCTTTGCTCGCGAGGCGCTCTTAGGTGTTTCTGTTACTGGTTGGATGAATAATCCTGATGTATTGCTAGATCCAGAAATTCAAAAACAAGGTGCAGAGATTGTTAAAGACGTTAATAAAGAAGTTGCAGAACTTATTGGCATTAATCCGGCGGCGCGTACAACATGTGTTAAACCTTCAGGCAATGCATCAGTGCTGTTACAAACTGCTAGTGGTATCCATGCTGAGCATAGCCCTCAGTATTTACGTCATATTCAGCTGAATAAAGAATCTGAAGTTGCACAACTTATAGCAAAAACAAATCCTTATATGGTAGAAGAATCTGTATGGTCATCAAATAATACTGATTATTGTATTGCATTTCCTATTAAAAGCCCTGAAGGTTCATTCTATCGTGAAGATTTATATGGCACAGAATTGCTAGAACGTGTTAAACTAGTTCAAAACAATTGGGTTGAAGCCGGCACAAATCCTGAATTATGCGCAGATCCTCGTATTCGTCATAACGTATCAAATACTGTGACTGTTATGCCACATATGTGGTCACAAGTAGAAGATTATGTTTATGAGAATCGTCATAGCTTTGCTGGTATTAGCTTCTTGGCAGGTTCTGGTGATAAAGACTTTGCTCAAGCACCTATGACAGAAGTTAAAACTCAAGATCAGATTGTAGAAGAGTACGGTGCAGCTGCGTTATTTGCCTCAGGACTTATTGTTGATACACGCAAGCAAGGTTTCAGAGATCTATGGGAAGCATGCCAGATTGCACAAATGCCAGTAGAATATCGCGGTGAAGTTTCTGACATTCGTGCAGAATGGATTCGTCGCTTTGTTAAGTTTGCTGATAACTATTTTATGGGTGATACAAAGCAAACAGAATATTGTTTGAAAGATGTATTCCTATTGCATAAGTGGTCAAAAATCCAACAGAACTTTGCTGGTGTAGATTTTGTAACTCAGCTCAACGAAAAACGTTTCACTGATATAGATACGATGGGTGCCGCCGCTTGTCAGGGCGGTGCATGTGAGATAACGTTTTAAGGAGCAGCAATGGAAGAAACATATTGGACTGAATGCGATATATGTGATCATGTAACAAAAGTGATTGTATTAGAAGGAGATGAGGCACCTTCAGTTTGCCCAATGTGTGGAGAATCTGCAGACTTCGAAGAAATTGATGAGTAATGTGGACATATAATAACGAAGAATTCAATCAGACCCCTGAGGAATATCAGGGGTTTGTTTATATGATAACAGAGCTCGATACTGGTATGAAGTATATCGGTAAGAAATTCTTCTGGAAGCCTAAGATTCTCCCTAAAACAAAAACACGAAAGCGTAGAGTCAGAACAAGAGCAGAATCTGATTGGCGCAAATACTATGGATCGAGTAAAGAGGTCCAGCAGCTTGTAGAAGAAAAAGGCGAATCTAACTATAAGAGAGAAATACTTAAACTGTGTAGAACGAAAGGCGAATGTTCATACTACGAGATGAAATATCAACTTAAGTATGATGTACTACTAAAGCCCAAAGAATATTATAACGCATTTATCGGTGGAAAAATCCATCGAAAGCACATTTTAAGTGTACAATCAGATTCAGATGTGTTAGAATAGACACAAATGATTGGAGATTGTAATGATTATTATTGACTATAACGGCATCGCTATTAGCAATATCGTAACACAGAAATTAGACATCGATGAAAATCTTATTCGTCATATGATTTTAAATTCTATTCGTATGTATCGCTCTATGTTTAAAGAGAAATATGGCGAAGTCGTTATTGCTGGTGATGCAGGTAACAATTGGCGTTATAAAGCTTTCCCTCAATATAAAGCGGCACGTAAGAAAAACCGTAAGACTTCTACAATTGATTGGAATGAAGTGTTTCGTATTACAAATATGGTATGGGACGAGCTAGGTGAAAACTTTCCTTATAAGACAATCAAAGTTGATGGCTGTGAGGCCGATGATATTGTTGGTGTACTATGTGAAAATACTCAAGAGTTTGGTCAGCACGAAAATGTTATGATTATATCTGCTGATAAAGATTTTGCACAATTGCAAAAATATGACAATATTTCTCAATATTCGCCTATGCAAAAGAAATATATAAAAGTAGAGCATCCAAGAAAACAGTTGTTAGAATTGATATTAAAGGGTGATACATCTGATGGTGTACCCAATGTATTATCAGGAGATAATGTGTTCGTAGACGGTGAAAGACAAACGCCATTACGTAAGCCAATTATGGAAGCGTTAATGGAAGATCCCTCATCTCAGGGTCCTGAAGTTCTACGGAATATTCAGCGCAATCGTAGACTCATCGATCTAAGCTCGACACCCAAAGAACTACAAGAAGAAATTCTAAATCAGTTCACATTTCAAGATAGATATGATAATAGAGGCAAGGTTTTCCCATTCCTTGTAGAAAAACGTTGCAGACGTTTAATAGATGATATTAAGGATTTTATTTAATGGTTGAAAAAGTTTCGTTACAAGTCCACGAGATTATTGATAAAGCACGAAAGGCTAAATCTCGTAAGGATAAGATTGAGGTACTACAACAGTATGAATGTTGGGCATTAAAGGATGTTCTACGTGGTACGTATGATGATTTAGTAAAATGGAATCTTCCGCCTGGCACACCACCGTATGAGCCAGCAAAAGAAGAAAGCATTCCATCGTCATTGCATAAACAACATACAAAGTTTAAGCATTTTGTTTCTGGTCTTGCCGGTGACAAGTTACCAGCCGTTCGTAGAGAACGACTCTTTATTGAAATGTTAGAAGCGATTCACCCCGCCGATGCCGAGCTTCTAATCGGCATGAAAGATAAAGAAAATATAGGAGGTGGCATTACGAAGAAATTGGTTCAAGAGGCTTTTCCAAAACTTATAGTAAAATAATAAAAAATAGGAGATTGCATGACCGCTCAGTTTGAAAGACTCGAACAAGATGTCGTTGAACTAGAAACTTATATTCAAAAACTCAGAAATAGAAAGAGAGTGGATGATGGTTTAATTAGCAAATTAACCAAGAAAAAAGAGTTTTTAATAAATCATATAACTGAGAAACAATTAACAATGCAATAGGAGATTTGCCGGCTGGGGCAATCTCCAGCCGGATATCAAGGATATAATATGCCAACTTACACATTGAAAGATAATAAGACAAATGACCACTGGGATGTTATTTGTTCATATAATGAATTACAAGTTATACTTGATGAGATGCCTAATGTCAGTCAAGTTTTATCAGCACCACGAATAGTGGGTGGAGTTGGTAGTTTACAATCTAAAGTTCCAAGCGGATTTAAGGACGTATTGAGTAGAGTAAAATCAGGTTCTGGTAGAGATAATTCGATTAACACATAATGGCAAAAAATAATTCTTTAACCGTAAAGCTCGATGACCTAATGGAATACGAGCCAATCACGCTGAATCAACAAACAGCATTCGAAACTTGGGACGAAGGAGATAACTTAGTCTTAGCAGGATCTGCAGGCACAGGTAAGACTTTTATTGCCATGTATATGGCTCTCGAAGAGATGCTAGATCCAGACAACTACTATCGCAGAATAATTATTATTCGTTCTGCAGTACCGACCAGAGATATGGGATTTTTACCCGGTACGGCCGAAGAAAAAAAGCAAATGTATACACTCCCTTATCGTAACATTTGCAGTGAATTATTTAATGATAAAACATCTTGGGGTAAAATGACTACAGCTGGTCAGATCCAGTTTGAGTCGACATCGTTTATTCGCGGTGCTACATTTGATGATTCAATTATTATTGTAGACGAAATGCAGAACCTAAACTTTCATGAACTAGATTCTGTAATTACTCGAGTTGGTCGTAATTCACGTATTATTTTCTGTGGCGATTATCGTCAAACAGATTTTAGGTTTGAAGATGAAAAAGAAGGTATCTTTAAGTTTATGAAAATTATGGAACAGATGAAAGATTTTTCAATTGTTCAGTTTGGTTGGGATGATATCGTTCGCTCTGGTATGGTAAGAGATTATATTATGACAAAAGAAATGTTGGAGATAGAATAATGGTAGAAATTTGGGGAACATCTACATGCCCGTTCTGTGAACGAGCGAAAGATCTCTGTAAGCAATATGACTTACAATTTAAATACGAATTGATTGATAGTCAAGAAAAACTTGCAGAATTGCATGAAAAGGCACCTGGTACTCGAACGGTTCCTCAAATTTGGTGGAATGACAAGTATATCGGTGGTTATACCGAGCTTGCACAAGAAATAGAAAATACTCGTAATTTCGGACAGGAAAATATCTAATGGCTAAGTTTAGTCGCTTTGATTCTCGTAATAAAAAACGTGGAAAACATAAGCATGAATCACAAGAACGTGATCTCAAAATTAAACACATTAACAAACCTTCGAAATATAAGATTGATGCTAAGCTATATAATGAAAAGACTTTTACACAAGAGCAAAAGGCTCTTTAGATATATCGAACGTATAGCTATTGCACTTAGCGTTCTCCTAAATGTAATTTTAGGAGGCAGTTCGAATCAGACTTTATCAGCTAGACAATATCAACGTAAACGCAACGGCAAAATTAATATTGTATGGCTAATAGACTCAATATTCTTTTTTGATCCAGAGCACTGTATGATGTCATGGTTATATTGGAATACTCATATTAATATACGTAAATTTAAAAATAACTATTTACATCGTACTCGAGATATGGTAGAATACAAATATAATGATGGAGAAAGGATATTACATGAACAACCTCGACAAAGTGATCTTGACAGACTGCGACGGAGTCTTACTTAACTGGGAATATGCATTTACTACTTGGATGGAACGCCATGGATATGTGGTAGATCCTAAGAATCCGAATGCATATGACGTAGGTGAGCGCTACGGTCTGCTGAATCGTAAGAAGAAAGAGCTAGTAAAGTTCTTTAACGAATCATCAGCGATAGGGTTCCTCCCTCCTCTTCGTGATGCTATGTACTATGTCGACTTGTTGCATCGTAAACATGGATATGTTTTCCATATGATCACTTCTCTATCATTAGAACCCACGGCTCAAGAGCTTCGTATCAAAAATACTAAGAAGCTTTTTGGTGAGACAGCATTTGAACGGTTTATCTTTTGTGATACAGGTGCTGATAAAGACGAAGTTCTTGAGCCATATCGTGATAGTGGTCATCTATGGATCGAAGATAAAGTAGAGAATGCTGAGTTAGGTGTTTCGCTTGGTCTCGAATCACTATTGATCGAACATGCTCATAACATGAACTATGACAATGGAATTCCACTAATGGCAAATTGGAGTGAAGTTTATGACTACATCGTTGGCTGAACTATTACGACTACGATCTGAGTTTGAGTCTATTGTATCTTATCGTAAGACATTTGATTTACCTGATTATAATAGCGATATAGATAGCTTATATTATTTCATTGATAATGGTGCAAAAAAGAATCGTTTTCGTAAGCGATTTAAAGAGGCAATGGAAATTGCCAATAAGATTATAGAAAGTTATGAGAATGAAACAACTGATCTATCAAGTTTACACAGGTAAACGATCTAAGCTATACGATCACTGTACTCAATCCGTCAAAGAATATGCTAAACGTATCGGCGCTGACTATGAATGTCAGCGCACACCTATTTTAATGATAAAGCCAGATCCGTTTACGAATCAGCGTGAAGGTAAAACAGGCGGTTGGAAAAAACTTGGTTATTTGCCAATATTTGAAAAAGAAAATGCCTTTACATACCTTAGATCCTATGATCAAGTGGCAATTATTGATGCTGATGTTTGGATTCGTCCAGAGTGCAATGAGTCTATATTTACTGACGCAGGCACTGATTGTGACTTTGCTGGTGTCTTAGAACGTGATATGCCAATTACGCCACAATATACACGTAAGATCGCAAACTATTCTCGTATGCAATATGGTATGAACCCTATCAATAAATTATTTGATTGGAAATGTCCAAAAGGCTGTGGTGCAGATTTTTATAATATGGGCATTATGGTCTTAAATAAATCTATCTCAAAATATTTGAATGGTGAAACGCCAAAGCAATTCTTATCTCGTCCACGATTTAAGCCATTTGTAGATGGAATGGGCGCATGGAAATGGTCAACTGATCAGACTCTATTGAATGTATGGGTCAAAGAAGAAAAAATGAAGGTAAATAATCTACATTGGAAATGGAATGGATTATACACTGCAAGCGAAAAGATCAAAGACTGTAACTTTGTACACTTCTTCTTAAAGGATAAGTTACCTAGTCAAGGTGAGAATATAGAAGAATTAATGAAAGTTGTAGAATGAAACGTCTCATATACCAGGTTTATATCGGAAAAAGAAATAAACTTTATAACCATTGTACTCAATCTGTAAAAGAATATGCTGAAAGAATAGGTGCTGATTATAAAGTACTTAATCACGCAATATTAAGAATTAAGCCAGATATTTTTACAACAAATAGAAATCCGCAAGCTTGGGAAAAGTATGGCGGATATATGCCTATTTTTGAAAAAGAAAATGTCTTTGATCATTTTGATGATTATGATCAATGCTGTGTAATTGATGCTGACATTTATATTAGACCAACAGCACCAAATATATTTGATGAAATGCCTGATGACTTTACGGTAGGTTCTATATATGAATGTGATTTGCCGATTAATGATCGTTATGCAAATCAGATTAAAAATTACTCAACTAAATGCTGGGAAAATTACAGACAGTATGATTGGAATTTTAAACCAAGAACTGGTGGTGAATTTTTTAATTCAGGTGTTATGTTATATAATACTGTCAAAATGAAAAAAGCACTAAATGGTATGTCACCTAAAGAATTTTTATATCAACCGATGCTTAAAGATTTTATCGATGGTACTGGGCACTTAAAATGGCAATCAGATCAAATGACGTTGAATTATTGGTTCAAAGCAAAAAATATACCAGTATTTAGATTAAATTGGAAATGGAATGTTTTGTTCACTGCAGTACCAGATGAATACATGAAAAAGGGGCATTTTATACATTTCTTTATGAAAGATAAATTGCCTAATCGTGGTGAGAATGTAGAGGAGCTTATGAGCCGTGTTTGATAAAAAATTATTTATTCATATTCCTAAATGCGCAGGAATGACTATTCGTCGTAGTCCGATGTTAGGAGATAAGATTATTGTGGCTGGCCCAAATGCGCACAAGTCACCTGCATATACAAAAGCAGTTCTGAACCAAATGAATTCTATTGGTGATCATCATGGTTTTGAGCATGCAAGATGGAGAGATGTTAAGGCTACTATTCGCCAAGGATATCAGGCTTTTGCTGTTGCTCGTAATCCATGGGATCGAGTAGTATCTCGTTATTTCTTTGCTCGTAAAACTACTTTTGTTGAAAAGAAAGATGATGCTCCTATCGGTAAATATAAGCTAGATTCATTTGAACATTTTCTTGAAGAACGTGACGAATGGGGTGGTCAACCATATATGTGGCATCGCGCTATTCGGGGTTGGTATCCAGCTTTTGATCATGTTACTGATGGCAAAGGAAATCTAATGTGTGATATGATGCGCTTTGAAAAACTAAACGAGGATCTTTGTGCTTATTTTAAAATTCCTTCAATGTCTCGAGCTCGGAATGTCACGGCATTGAATGAAGGCACATATAAAGATTTATATACAGATAAAACAATTCAACTTGTAGCAGATTGGTATAAAGAAGATATTGATATGTTTGGTTATGATTTTGATACTGGCGCGCAAAAAAACTATTGGAGTATAACAAAATGATGGGACATCCCAATAACACCGATTCAGTAAATATATTAAAATTAATTGAACCTAATACAATAGGAGCTGAAATTGGTGTTTGGGAAGGAAGCACCTCAATTCAAATAGTTAAAAAGTGTAATCCTAAAAAACTGTATTTAGTAGATCCTTATTCAATACGTGGATATATTCCTGCAGATGAAGCAAATGATCCTACATTTAGTTATGAAAAATATTATAATAATTATGCAAAATTAACTGGTGGAAAATCTGAACAACATTTTGAAAAATATTATGATGGAGTGTATAATCGCGTAGTTGATAGGTTTAAGCCTTATAAAAATGTAGAGATCTGTCGAATGAATTCTACCGATTGGTTTAATTCCTTTGACGGTGAAAAACTAGATTGGATTTATATCGATGGAGATCATTCTTACACTGGCGTAATCAACGACCTAGAAAATTGTTTAAAGGTACTAAAACCAAATGGTGTGATTTTAGGTGATGATTATAAATGGGGAAGTAAAGGAGATAAAGGCGGTGTAAAGAAAGCAGTTAATGAATTTGTTGCAAAATATAATTATAATTTAGAACAACACGGTAAAAATCAATTTAAGATACAGCTATGAATAGATCTATAAAAGAAGCAACTTACAATGAAAACTTTGGCAGAACTATTTGCGAAGTACATAGAGAAATCTATGATATAATCTGTACTGAACTTGATAATCATCCAGCATTTGAAGATATTGAAGTCAGACTTGATGAAGCATATACTATGGCTAAAAAAATGGATGCAAAACTTAGACAATACGCACATAACTATGATGATGGTTGGTGGGAGCAGGAAAAGAAATCTGTAATTAAAGATAAATTAAAAAGGCGTAAAGCTCGTTAATGAAAGTCCAGATTACATATGTCGATTCAGTTAAAGCTTCGGTTAGTCAGGCAAAAGAGTCATTAGATTCTTTTAAGAAATACAATTGGGATGCTGAATTAAATAAAGGTATTACGCCAGATACTTTAAATGAAAATGATTTTCCATATTCAAATACAGTAAGTAGCAGATTTCACGATTTTTCTCAGCAAAACGCTAGAAAATATAAAGTTAAAAAAAGTTGTCTATTTAATAATTTACATTTCTGTAAAAAGGTGATAGAATTAGATCAGCCAATGGTTTTTGCGGAGCACGATGCTATTTGTATAAATTCTTATTCTGGATTTGATTTCGACGAATTTTGTTTTTTATCATACGAATATGCATTTTTACCTCCTACTAGTTTGGCTAAACATTCAAGGCTAAGAAACTATAAACAAATTTTTATTGAAGGTGTGCATGATTTTCCAGATGATTATCCATTAAAATATCATAAAAATAATCTTTATAAAAACTACATAATGTCTCCTGGCACTGCAGCATATGCGTTAACACCAAAGGGCGCAAAGAAAATGCTACAGGCAGCTGAACATAATGGTTTAGAGCAATCTGACTTTATTTACAATACGTACAATATCAGAATGCAATACGTTTATCCTAGCCCAGTAAAATATAATACTACTAATTTGAATTTGAGTCATAAATTATGAAAGCTTATTGTATAGCACTTACAGAAAACCAAGAATCGATGACTGGATTAAATCGATTAATCGAATCATCGTTTAAAGTTGGTAATAAGTTTGAGATTAAACACTTTGATGCTGTAACTCCAGATCAAGTCGATACATTACTACGATCATTTCAAATCGAATGGAACTATCCATGGCAAGGAATCGTAACCGATTTTGCGACTGGCCTAATAAAGTCTGCATATGTAACTCGTAATCCTAAAGCTCGTATTGCATGTGCACTGAGTCATTATATGTTATGGCAAGATTGTGTTTATAATGATGAACCATTTCTTATCTTAGAACATGACGCATATTTCCAACAACCATTAAATTTTGATATTAACGATACTGGATTTGATATTATTGGTATTAACAATCCATTAGGTTGTACACGTAGAGCTCGTGAATATTATCAAAATATTATTGATTCGACTAAACAATATATGCCATCTCCATGGATTGATAAACGTACTGTGCCTCAAGGGCTTGCAGGAAACTCCGCATATATAATTAAACCAAGCGGAGCTAAACAACTTCTTGATTTAGTTAAAGAATTTGGATTATGGCCTAATGATGCACTGATGTGTAGACAACTTGTGCCTAAGCTTGGTGTATCTCGTACATTCTATACAACACGCCAGAATTTAAAAAGTACTACGACACTATGAAAAATTATGTAATCACAATTGGTGATATCGAGCAATCAGTAAAAGCAGCTAATAGATGTATCTCATCTGGCAAACGCTTTGAGTCTAAGATTGAAAAGTTTGATGCAGTTACTCCACGCAATACAAACGTAGAAGAGAAGCTAAAAGAGCTTGGCTTGCCGATGGATAGCTTTGCTGAAAAATATTCTCGGATGCCAAATTGTATTGCTGCGTTTTTATCTCATTTTACACTATGGGATATGTGTCGTGAGTCGGGTGAAGAGTTTCATATTTTTGAGCATGATGCAATCTTAGTTGATTATCTTCCAAATAATATTCAATATAATGGGTGCATTAGCTTAGGAAAACCGTCATATGGTAGTTTTAGAATACCACCTATCTTAGGTGTGAATACGCTTTCATCTAAGTTCTATTTTCCTGGTGCGCATGCTTATAGATTAAAACCCAAAATGGCAGATATGTTAATTCAAGAGGCATATAACTCTGCTGCACCAACTGATGTGTTCTTAGACATACGTAGATTTCCTTTCTTACAAGAATTTTATCCATGGCCAGTCGAAGTAAGAGAATCATTTACTACTATTCAAAAAGTCGATGGATGTTGGGCTAAACACGGATTTAATAATGAATACAAAATTATCTAAGCTTTTTATTACTGGCTGTGATAGCAATACACGCTGGCAGCTAGATTGGTTCAAACAGAATTTTTATAAACACAATCCTGATGCTGAGCTATATGTCTATGATTTTGACACAGCCTTTCCAGAAGAACAACGTTGGTTTAAAAAACCATTTGCTATGATTAATGCATCGAAGAAGGCCGATAGAGTATGTTGGCTTGATACTGATATCGAAGTGCGTGGTAATATCAATGAAATCTGGAATCATATTGAACCAAATAAATTATCAATGGTAATCGATCAGCCATGGACTATGAGACGTAAAGAGACTTGGCATAATAGTGGTGTCGTGGCCTTCGAAGGAACACCATCTATTCTAATAGATTGGGCATCTGCTACTACACGTGTAGATCAAAGGCCAAACCCGATGTTTGGTGATCAAGATGTATTACATGCTCTTGTCAAAGAAGGCATGAAACGTATGATACATATAGAGGATCTACCAAAAATTTATAATACTCTAAGATTAGATTTGCTAGATTCGACAGCTCCCAAAAATATTAAACTTATGCATTGGACTGGTGCAAAAGGTAAAGAGGAAATTAAGAGGCAGATGAATGGCTAAAGTAGCTCATATTATTGGTAATGGCGATATGGCTGCAATGTATAAACCCTCTAAAGGTTTGAAGATTACTTGCAACGTACCACCATTTGAAGTGAATAACATTTTTGCTACAGGTATCGTAGACTTTAAAATGTGCAGAGCTATTCATGAAGGCAGCGTATCTCCTCCATCTGAATGGGTTTGTGGATTTAGGCCAAAGATGTATAGCGAGAAAAATCCTGATTGGTATATGAAGCATTCATATAGAATCAAAGAGTTTTATACAGTGTTGCCTAAGTATTGCATGAAGCCTGGTGAGAACCAAGGCCAAGGCTATACTAATTTTAATTGCGGTCATTTTGTTACACATTGGGCAGCAAATAAGTTACAATGTGACGAGATCCATATGTATGGATTTGACTCTATCTTTGATTTTACATCACGAAGCTTTACTGATATGATTCTAAACTCTGATAGGGGTAATACAAATAGCTTAAGACTAATGGACAACTGGCGTCCTATTTGGCCAAAACTATTCTCAGAGTTTTCTGACAAACAATTCGTATTGTATCATAAGCATGCGAATGCCAAAGAAAAACTTCCAGAAAATGTAGAAATTCGCACAAAAAACTAGTTTACAAATTAAATCATATAGTATAGAATACTTTTATGATTATTATTGATTTTGAAACTAAGTGTGCAAAGTACCGTAAGCGTGCTATAGAGGATGCAATTATGTTTGCTTCCTCTCAAATGCTTTCTCGTATTCGTAAACCAGTTTATATAAATATTCGTACGATACGTAAGTTGGCAGAAAAGCAAGGAGTTTACGGCGACTGTATGGATGAAGGAGATCGTGAGTTTACGATCCGCATCGATGTATCACTTCCCCTCGATGAAATGATTAGTACAATATTGCATGAGATGGTTCATGTGTGGCAATACGTCTCTAAACGTATGGTTCAGAATTGGGTGCATGAGGTACGATTTGCAAAACAAGTTTATAGCACAGATATGCCGTATGATGATAGACCTTGGGAAATTGAAGCGCATCGTAAAGAAAAAGAACTTAAGGAATTATTCGATGTCGAAAGAGGAAATAAGAAAAGCTTGTTTCGACCTAGTCGATGACAGTATTAATATGTGTGTGCCGTGGTATCTTATGGCCGCATATGCGTACTACGTTGAAGATGACCCGATTCTAGAAGATAGGGATTTTGATTTCTTAGCTAAGAAGATGTTGAAAGACTGGGACGAAATTACTCATATTCATAAAGAATGTGTAAACAAAGATATGTTGGAAGCAGGCACCTATATCGGTGATTATCCGACTCGTATTAAAGGAGCATTGGCCAGTGTCAGAGAAGCCTATCGATGATCCTTGTGATGATTGTAGTGATGTGAATGTTTTGAATGGATGGATATATTATGACAGTAGTAGAATGCGCGAGAAGAATAATGGAGAAGGACTGGGAGGGAATAGAAGCGGTAGATATCAGGACTCTCGGTTACGCAATGATAATGGTTGATGCAGTGACAAAATAAAACTTTTTTGAAAAAAATTACAAGTGATTGATTTAGTTACATTTTATTCGGCGCTTTTTTGTGTACATTTGCTTTTTAATAGTGTAGGATAGATATATCAAATGAAGGAGAATACTATGGCTTTTGAATCACTAATCAAACTTGCAGACGAATACAAAGCGATCGCTAATAGCTTGACTCGCGTAATGGACGCAGACTTGAAGCGTTGTTATCTAGATGATGTCGCAGTTATCGAAGCTGTATCGTTCAATCTTACTATGGGTCAGCGTTTGAAAGCATTCGCTATTTTAGACGAAGCAGATACTGCTATTCGTGAGTCAATCGAAGTCGCTCTAATGCAATATCCTGATGTCTATAATGACTGGAAAAAACTAGGTGGAGGTGTAGTATAATGACATTTTTCTCAGAAATTTTATTTATCGAAAATGAATCTGATCGTATCAATGCATTGCCTGCTCAAGGTGAACAGTCTATTATGATTCAATCAGACATGAAGAAGTGGGGCCAAAAAGAAGGTCTATGGCCACAAATCAATTACCATAGAATCATAGAAGCACACGCTGAAGATCGCGGTTGGATGCAAGAAGGTTTTACTGGTTTAGAAATGCCTCATGAGGAGGAAGTATAATGGGATATGTTGAGTATGAAGGTAAAAAGTTTGATGCCCGCCATGGAGGCCCTTTCGACCGGGGAGCGGCTGATAGTTACTACGGCCGTCCTGTTAAGCCTCATTTTTTTACTGGCGGAACTAACGATTCTATTCTAGTTCCTAAGTATGGAATGTCAAAAGAAGCAATTGCTGATTATTATGCTGGTTATGACTGGAACGAAGAAATGGGCTATAAGAAGGAGTGGTAATATGTTACTAACAACTGAAACTCAAGGACATATGGTTCTTGATATCATGGCTAATAAATGGCATTTGCCTTTTATAAACGGTAAAGCTAATCGTGATAATATCGAAGATAATATTATTGCTGGCATGTATGCTAAAGTATTGCCTGCAATGGAACAAGATGATGTCGATATGATCATTAGTCTTGTTGATGAAATGGTCACAGAATTTACAAGGGATACTGACAAATGATGAAAACACTAACATTTACATTAGCGCTAGCAGCTTCGGCTGCAGCTGCCGATAAAGTCGATCGTATTAAAATTTACGATCATAATAAAACGATATATACGAATGTGCCAATCACTGACACATTTTGCCGTGATGTACAAATGCCGATCTATGAAAACGTTCAGCGAAAAGGTAATGCGGCCGAAGGTGCTCTAGCTGGTATGATTATCGGTGGTATTCTTGGTAAAGGAATATCAGGTAAAGATGATGGTGCAGCCGCAGGTGCTGTGATTGGTGGATTAATTGGCGCCGATAAAGGCGGACAAAATAAATCAGAACGGCGCATTATAGGGTATCAAATGGTTGAAAAATGTGATACAATGAACACATATCAACAAGTTGAAAAAGAAGTTTATAGCCATTCTACTATTCGCTTCTATTTGAATGGCAAACGTTACGTAGTAGAGTTTATTCGTTGAAACAGGCATATGAAAAATACCTGATAATCGATTATGGAGCAGGTTACGATTATGAAGAGATTGAAGTATTACCTCAACGTAAAAAAGTAAATCGTTTAGGTGTTACTTACAAATATTCTAAAGTTCGTAAGAAGTTTCTAGGATTGATTCCATACACGAAGTGGTTAAATCAAGATTACATTGTATGGTATCCTGAAGAGACAGTAGAATACTATGAGTGTAGTTGTGAAGAATATAAATGACTCCTTAGCTCAGCTGGATAGAGCAAGTGCCTTCTAAGCACTAGGTCGTGGGTTCGAATCCTACAGGGGTCGCCAATCTCGGTATAGCGCAGTCTGGTAGCGCACTTGTTTTGGGTACAAGGGGTCGTTGGTTCGAATCCAGCTACCGAGACCAGTTAAAATCCACCTAAGAGTCTGCAGCTCTTGGAATGGTGAGTGGCCATCAGCTCGTAATGATGCACGTTCTCTCGGTGTACGGAGAGATAGGCCAGGCAGCACCGCGGAAGGTTGCCTGGCTGATTTTATAATAGGAGTTAAGACAATTTATAAAACAAAATGGAACCTTGACTTATTAAAAGAAAAAATGTATGGCACTGCTTTTTACGACAAGTATAAAGGCAGTGCTTTATCATATGATGATATGAGAGAAATCATATGGGCTGGCCATAATTTCGAATGGAATGAAGATCCAGAAGAATTATACGAATTAATCAAATTATTACCTCGAGCTTTAGAGCTACATCCAGGCCAACATCCACGCTATAGACAACAGTTTATGTTTCAAGATGCTATCGGCGATCACATCGCTGAGTGTAAAGAATATATCAAAGCTTTACATAAAATTAATGCTACTGATAATTGGAAGGAGTTTGATAAATTACCATTTCATAAGATTGCAGGAGCAGGATATAGATGTTTGGCATACGAGACATATTATCTTGGGCATGAACTTGCTGATTGTATGTTAGAGTTTTTTGAAAAGATTTGGCACTTAAGAGATAATACTATAGAAGGTCGAGATCTTCATTTGCCATTTGATTTGTTTGATAATGAACGATCTAACTTAGAATTACCACGCAGACGTATATCATTTCATGTTCTAAAGGGTAAGATATATAAGTTACAAGGTGAATACAAAAAATCAAGGCATCATTACGAATATTACTACGATGATTTTTGGTATTATAATTCTGGGCCTATGACACAGAACAGAGGTTTAGAAAGTGCACTAGAAGTTTGGGAGTTTGATAAAGATCCGGCCGTAGCAGAACGCGTTAAGATGTTCTATGAAAGAGTTAGACAATCTCCAGTTAATCCAAACTTTGAAGGTGTAGTCGAAGCATTACTAATCATCTATATGATGTACGAACTATATTGTGGAAAACAAATAAAATGAAAATTGATAGAGCAGTAATTGAAGTCAATGGTGGTTGTAACTATACTTGTGAGATGTGTCCACAAACTTTTGCTGACGGGCGTACAGGAGCCCGTGGGAAGGCATGGACAGGCATTATGCCACTTGATGAATTTAAGGGATATGTCGATCAATGCAAAGAAGCTGGATTAAATGTAGTTAATCTTGATGGATCTGGTGAAGCAACTATTGTTCGGAATTTACCAGAATATATTAAAGTAGTAAAGGATGCAGGTGCTCAGTCAGTAATCTTTTCGAACGGCTACAGAATGAACGGCGCCTTTATGGAGGAATGTGTTGATGCTGGATTATCTTTTTTTCGTTTTTCTATTATTGGTTACGATTACGATACTTATTCTAAATGGATGAATAGCAAGAACTTCTATCGTACTATATCTAATTTACATGAAATGAAGCGCTACGTTGTAAAATCAAAATCAGATTGTACTGTAGCTACATATCATTTGATTTTAGATAATGATAATATTGATTATGAAGTCGAGCAATATCGTAAGATTGTTATGAGTGCAAATGTAAAAACAGAAATATGGAAAATGCATAATTGGAGTGGTGTATATGATCCGTTATATGATAGAGCTGGTAAGAAAAAAACCTGTGGACGCCCTTTTTCTCCTGATATTGTCATACGCAGTGGTGGCTTGGGTGGTAACACAGGCGCAGTACATCCTTGCTGTCAAGTTTTAGGTAGAGATGATGAAGCCGTTTTAGGTCATGGATCAGTAAATACTCTAAAGGATATTTGGTATGGCGAAGAATATAATAAGCTTCGCAAACAACATGAAATGGGTGATTGGCCTGACTTCTGTAAGAACTGTGATTTTTTGATTGATGATCCTGAAGTTTTAGTGTATACAAACTTTGGTCGTGAGAATTATAAAATGTATGGAACAAAATTTAGCTTAGAAGATTATCGATGAAAATATTAATGGCATATCCTAATCTACCACTGATGATGTCACCTGCCATTAGTGTGGCAATCTTCAATGCTATTAGTAAGCGTAGAGGTGTAGAGTACCGAGTATTTGAAACGACTGAATACTCTGACGAATATTCGAATAGACATATCAAGCTTGCTAAGTTTGGTGCCAATCGTGGTAATGAAAAAGATGAACGTGATAGTGAATATTTTAATGTAAAGCCAGAGTCAGA